TTCCGATCTTTGCCAGTGTCTCCTTTGGTGAGCAGCAGGAACGACTCACCATCATAGAACCAACCGCGAGCGGCTTGCCCCATCAAAGTGGAGAACGATTGGCGAGAACCGATATCTGGATAACGGCTCCAGACATCAAACCACTTCTTCGCTTTAAGATTCCAAGCGGAGTCGCTGGAGGCTGGTTGAACCGAGAAGCTAGATCCAACGGTGTAAGACTCAAACAGGTCTCCGAGTCTGTTTAGAACAGCGTTGTTTTGCTCGAAAAAGCGAGACTTGCGGACAATAGCTTGACGGGTCGCGCTTGTAACATCAAACCGCGCTGAAGTGTAAGAGGTGTCAAGATACGAACGACGCAAAGACTGACCGGCTCCTTCGTATTTGTTTACGGGAGCGGGAAACAACTTGTTCGCTATGTTTTGAAGAAATCCCATTAGCTCATTCGGGTTGTGGCTTCACGGCGGAATTGCGTGAAATCCCCATAATACCTAGTGGTTGAAACCAGAACTGCGGTCAGCATCTTGTTGTAAATCTGGAGATCGGTGGGACTAGCGATCCCGTCACCAGCCAAAAGCGTTACAGCGTAATCGTAATCCGTTAGCAGAGACTCCCACATTTGGAGCATTTCAATTGGTGCTGCGGTACCTTTACCGGGTTCAGCGAACTCAACGGAAACGTCAGAGCTAGAAGTGCTACGGACTACATTGCCGCTCTCCATCGAGTTAGCGGAAACAGTCAGCTTTGCCGTCAAAGCCTCAAGCAATGTTAAAGCGGCTTTGCTCGCGTATGTGGTACGCAAGTATGACCGCTTAGTTGCTACTGTGTAGGTGAACACTTGAGCGGACTATCAAGAGACCACGAAGTTTGTCAACCACTAGAATTTTCCGAGGTACTGGAAGTTAGGTCTCCCCACAACATGACCATCGCAAGCTGCATGATCTCGCAATCGTGCAAATGGTCCGGCCAACGAGTGTTTCGCTTGAACCACAAGTGTTTGATCCTACCGGAGCGGTTAGCCGTTGGTTTAAGAAGATGGCTGTCTAGATGCTTCCAGTAGGTATCAGAATCGCTCGCAAAGGCTCCCTCAACGTTTAGCGGAGTGGGTAGGCTACAGACAGTCCATTGATGGGTTTCTGTCCCTTTACGGAGCCGCTGGAGTACCTCACGCATATGCTCGGTATCGAAAACCAACAACGGTTGTACAGCGTCAGTCCGCATTGAGGTTGAAGTTGTGATGCCAAATGGATGGATGGAGCCGGTCTTGCTGGTAAATCTAGCTCCAGTCTCTCGGCCTTTGAGTGGCATCCAGCCTATTAACATTGGCTTTCGGAGACCTCCCTCTGGTGGATAGCGAAGACCGCAGGGATAGTTTATCGGGCTTCCACTGCTCTGCGAGAACTCCGCACAAGCATCGTACACCGCTTGCGTGTTGTAACCGGAATCAACACCAACATCCATATCGTGGACGTTGTACTGGAGTTGAATCCTACGGAGTGCGGCAAAATCGTCAGCGTGACCGGCTCCAACGAGACGAGAGTTACCTTTGCTCCACTCGCGGCAGACCCACCAAAGAAACGGAGCCGCAGCTTGTACGTCAGCGGTTAGATAACGTCTGGCTTCAGGGATGCCAGCATCCGAGACAATCTCGACTCTGTCCTGTTGAGTCTCCTGATTCTCCCACGGTTCAGCCAACATCCCGTTAATAAATCCCTGCAATCCCATCATCGAGCTTTTTGCTTCCAAGAACGCAACGGCAAGATTTCCCCAAGTGCATTTGCGATCTGGGGAGTAAAGAGAGGAGAGGTGGTAAGACCTTACGCTTGGGAGGCTAGCTTTGTTTTCTGAGATCCACTTGCCATGCCGTAACCCTGCAACCTTTTGGCTGTCGCTTATCTTCCCCTGACAGAGTTGGCAAACGTAGTGAGCGGTGGTACGGATGCGCTGCCAGTCGGGTCGTCCGTCTTCAAGTTTCTCGTTTTCCCAAGTGACTTGTCGCCACTCCAGCTTGATATGCTCTCTGCAATACGGGCAGGGAATGTAATACCTCCGCTGGTCCCCTCTCAGATATCGCTGCCAGATTCTCCCCTCCGAGGTTGTTGGAGTGCTTGTAAAGAACGCTTTAGAGCTAGAGAAGGCTTTGAGCCGCTGCTCGGCTAAGTCTAGAGCGTCCGCCTCTTTTGCTGTAGCGTCCGCAAACTTATCCACCTCATCCGCAACCAAGATCCTCACGGGACGGGACGCTAAGTTTGCCGGTGAGTTTGAGCCAACAAAGGTCAGGGTACAGCGGTCGAATTGCTGCTCTAGATTGGTTATCTGGTCTTTATCGGTTGGAAACCGCGCAATCATAGCCGGTGAGTCTTCCAGCATTGGGAGCCAGCGAGACTTGGAGAAGCTGCGAGCCAGATTCTCGGAAGGCATTAACCACAAAGCAGGAGACGGCTCTACGTCGATGGACCAAGCGAGACCAGCCATTAGTGTCGTTGTTTTACTGGTCTGCGATCCCCAACACAACGTCACCTCAGAGACCGCAGGATCTTTCCAAGATTCTAGCGGTTCTCGGCAATATGGTCTTACAGCGGTTGAAAATGGTCCGGGATGCTCGGTCTGGCGTTGGCTTAGAGTCAGATTGCTCTCAGCCCATTCGACAACAGACTGCCGTGGAGTCGGTCGCCATAACTGCCTGCGGAACTCTAGGATTTCAAGCTCTAGGTCTGTCATCAGAAGAGTTGGTTCATCTTATATTGCATAGCGGTCGCCATATTGATTAACGCCATGCGATCTTTGATTCCGTTAACCAGACGGTCTTCCACCTTATGGTTTGCAGCCCAAGACGCATTGCGATTGAAGATCTCAACCATCATAACAATGTTGTCATCCAACAGATGCAGCACTCCGTAGAACGGGAGCTTTGTGCGTCTGGTAACTTCAAGAGCCGCTTGGATCTTAGACCAAGAGATCATCCATTCATTTCCGAATGTGGTCTGGAGCTTATGCAAGCCATAGCTACGAGTCTTGACCTCATAGATTCCGGTGATGATCCCTTTGAACGGATCGAAGATGAACCCATCAATGCGGGAAGGCTCTTGGTCTGATATCGACAAGAACTCCAAGCCGGTCTGACGCTCGATAGCTTTAATCGCGATTCTGTTTTGCCGCAGCGATTCTATTCCCGCTGGCTTCTGGCAGTTTAAGATTTCCACGGGTCAGTCTGGTGCAGAGTTTTGAGACATACTTCTTGGACCCAACGCTCTAGTTCTCGTTCTGCGTGTTCGGGATCATGCGGAGCAATGCGACCCGATAACTGTTTCGGCATGGACTTCAGCAGTTGGGACACTGCTCCATCGTGTTCCTGCATTGCCTTCTTAACCCAAGCACCGGAGACCAGCGTTCGCTCCTTCTCGGATTGAGCCAGTACGTCATCGCGGGAGGAGATTAGGTTCTTTGCTGCTGTAGCGTGTACCGAGACCATTCGGCCAGCATCGAGGGACCGAGATTGGAGAGCCTCAACAGCTAGATCATAAGCGGCTCGCTCAATCTTCTTTTGCCGCTCATACGCTCCCTGCGGGGAATCTTCTGTCGCAAGAGCAGCGTTGATAGCGGCAGATGCTTCTGGAGGTCTGTACGGTCCCCCTGCGACTTCTGGTGCTGATTGCTGCTGGATCGCAGTCATCCGTTGCAGGGTTGATGGTCTGCCTCCAATACCTTTGCGCGATCCTCTCCAAGCGTCCGCTTCTTCTGGGGAGGTCAACGGCATCCCTGCTGCGGTTAGCTGAGAGACCCTGCCTTTGGTTAAACCACTGTGTTTGACGTAGTCGGTTTGAGTCACAGAGCGCATCCTCCTTCGCACTCAAGGTTGAATTCTGACTGCCCACGCTCGTTGTCGGTTAGGTGAACCTCTTTGAGAGGTCGGCATGACTTGTGGATGTACAGCTTCTCGTTGAGGTTGCGATTGCAAACGGTGCCTTCAACTCGGAGAGCATCATCAATTTCGACAGCTCTCGCCCATCCTTCTGGGTCTGTTTCACGCAACAGCAACCACTCATGGTTCGACTTGTAAGGGCAGAACACGCAAGCGGATCTTGGAACCGTGTGAGGTATTCCAAAAGTCTCAAGCCACTTCACGCAGTCGGCCCTAGTCATCATCTTGTCGCAAAGCGGAAACTCTGGTTCTGACCAGTGCGGACAGTTTGATTTGATGCGCGTGGCTCGTCCGGCTTCGTCGAGACTGATTCCAAAAATTTGAGTCAGCTTGGTTTTTATGCGCTGACCCTTTGCTAGGCCAAGAAGTTTGCGACGGATAAATTTTTCAATCGGCAATATCTTGTATTCACTGGTGCATTGGCGACGAGTTTTACCAAGCGGCTCACCTTCGTTTTGAGCCGTAAATGCGGGAATGCTTGCGAATCGCTGTCCGGTTGAGTTGACTCCGCGCATCAAGTCATTGCCAAGAATGCCAGCCGAGACAACGTGGATAGTTGGCCCACCTAGACTCTTCAGCCATTTCATGTGGGCGTAGACAGATTTCGGCTCCTCGCCAAGGTCTGCGAAGATGGCGCAATCAATCGGGTCGATTTCACCGCGCATTGCCATGAGGTAAAGCGTTGTCGATTGGACGCCACCGCCAAGATTTAGAATAGTCATCGCAATTGGATCGGCAAGTTCTCGGGCTTCATCTTGACCAGTTCCTCAAGACCTCGCGTGACTGTTTTGTAAACCGATTTCTTGGAATCGGGAGCGTAGAACATCGCGACTTGGTCGATGGTGAATGATCCGCTTTTGATGCGATCCAAATGCCACTTGAGCGTTGAGTGTCCAATGTTGAGGAGTAGGTAGTCTGTGGCTAGTGACATAGGGTTTGTACTACAATAGCAAGTTCGCTCGCGCAAGATGATCGGTCCCGCGCGATCACC